TACCCATGCATATCCATCGTGTTCATCATTTAATACTGGAATAAATTCTTTTTCAACTACACACAAATATGTATGAAAATTAAAGTGATCGTCGTTGCTTACAAATGTTTCTAACGGAATAGTTTTTTTAATCTCGGGTAAGCTTCCAATTTCTTCTTTTATTTCGCGTCTAAGGCCTTCCCATGGAGTTTCTATTCCTTCGTTAGTTCCGCCTACTATTCCCCACACATTACTTTGCTTGCTTTGTGTTCGATGTAACAATAATAAACGACTCGTATCTAGCGCATAAAACAACGCTCCACTGCAAATAATTTTCTTCATACAAGTAATTATGCGTCTAAATAGATCATCCATGTACCTTCTGAGTATTCGCCTTCGTATGCTTTGATCCACATTTCTCCAGTCCACTTATACTGCACACCAGTATTTAAATTACTGATATATACAATATCGGAAGTAGCACTAGCATCAAATATTATATTCCACTTAGAGCCGTCCCATTCGATGATATCGTTTGCGTCAGCCACAAAATCTTGGCCAAGTAATGATTTCCATGCGTCCGGACCATCTGTGTTTATTTCGTCTCCGACATCGGTTAAGATTAATAATCTTAACCCAGATACTTTGTATTCTTCTGGGTTCCATCGAGATGGATCTATAATAAAATCTAACGTACTCCAACTGTTTGGATTTCTTGCTGGTCCTTCTAAGATATCACTAGAAGGTAATGTATCTGTATCCCAGTTAATAGATAATTGCGTTTCGTTTATTAGATTTAACGAAATAGTGCCGATTGTATAATTTGTACTATCAGCTTGGCGTAAGCGTATTTGACTTATGTCAGCCTTGTATGTTCCAGGATATGCTTCCAGCAAAGCTCTCCAAGATACTTGACCTATTGTGTTTTGATAAACTATTTTAGCTGTATTGCCTTCTATATACACACCATAATTTTTAAAAGTTTTGATTAACGTAACTCTAGACGAATTTATTGCATCGATTTGAGTTTTAGATGATATTATTCCAGTATCAACAACCAATCCGCTTGATGTTATTCCGCCGTCGATTGTGGTTGTTTTTTCAACAGGCGGAGGATTACTATCGTATTCGTTGATTGTTGGTCTTGATAATCCTAAATCAATGGTGCCCTTTTCTTCGTTAAAAATATTTGTAATAATACTAGTGATAACTCCTAATCTTTTTACCTTTGCAGGAGGACTAATATAAATTGGAGTACTAAATGCCAGTGTGGCAATATCGATCTCGGTCTCAACACCCACTGGAATACTGCGATTACTGAATTCAGTTCTTTCTAAGTTTACTGTGGTTAAACTTGTCCAATCAATATAGTTATCTGTGGTTTGTATTTCTAGGCTTGGATTAAACAGCATTAAAATTTGTTCTAATATTTGCAGTTTTTGATCTGTATTGCTGCTCCAAATGTCGACATTCACTGTTAGTGTGTAAGGAGTTGGCATCAGGCGTTCAACAGTATAATTTTTGCCCTGTTCATTTAAATATTCCTGACCATCAACATCGAACGCACGTTCCCTTAGGTGTACTTTGTTGACATAACTACTATCGCCAGTACGAGTTCTGTCCATTTCCAAACCAGTAACATATACTGCCATCCGTGGAGCACTGGGCAATTTGTTTTCACTGTTGTCGCGCATAATACTTGCAACCTGACGGGTTAGGTCACCGTAGCTAACAGGTACTTGACGCAAATTACCGTCGCCGTCTTTGTAACTAAAATTACTCATTAATCTAACAATTTGTGTGATGTAACGTCTTATCTGACCGTCATAAAAATGCTGAGCCATTAATTATCTGCCTTTGGTCTAAGTGCTTTCGACAAGCTTTGTCTTTCTTCAACTTGATCTCCGCCGATAGTATTAACAGTAGCATTGTTGATAAACGTGCCTTTTTGAGTAGCTCTTGTGTCGGTATTACTCAATGTTTGTCTTACATTATCTTCCACTTTGATCCATCTTGTTCCGCTAAATCTAAAAAGTCTATTTGGCATAAAATCAGTTCTTAGGTAATAATCGCCTTCTGTGTTGTCCATTGGAAATGATATGCCACTGCCAAATGCTTCTCCGTTTGGAGGCAATCCGTCTCCTAATAGATATCCATCGTATCCTGCACGTTCAGGCGATTTGGTAATCCTGTCTGCTAATATTCCTGAACTTGCATCAATTGTTGACAAATCTGTGGTTATTAATTCTGGATTTCCGTTTTCATCTACTTGCAATGTGTACAAATGATTGATATTGTATCCGCTTTTTCCTGCATCTGCCTCTGCTTGGGCAATAACTGCATTATTAATTTGCATGTCTTTTTCGTATGTGCTTAATAAATCTCTAAGTGTACTGCCGGCATCGTCACCGGCAGGCAAGTCAAGTATGTCTTTGTATTCTTGGCTGTCGATGATCTGTTTTAACTTGATTCTATACAGATGCGGAAACCAAGTTTGACTAAACCCTTCTGCTGCTCTTGTAACGTCTTCAACAACATAAAATCTTTTCAATGCAACATTATAATCATTCAATGCATATTCGTCAATCAGATGGGGTAATTCGATAACATCACCACTTATAATTTTTCTACCCAGTGTCTTTACACTTGAATTAATGTGTATTGTCATAAACAACGTGTCGTTACTTAAAAATAAACCAAATTGGCTTAGGTTAAAATCGTTATCACTAACATTATATACGCCTCTAATGGTGTAAATGTCTTGATCATATTTTCTATCTCTGTTTTCTAGGAACAACATGTCTTGTATATTTGTTTCTTTAACAACATCATATTGAGGTTGATCAGCTGTTGCATCTTCGCTGCTAGGATTTTTTGGTCCTAAATATTTGTGAATAAACACATCAGTTCCACCAACACTAAATTGTTCGTAGACGACTTTGTCTATAAATTCGTAATCGGCTGTTTTATTTGGTCTATATAAACTAAGTCTTGGCATACTAATATTTAGCATAAATACATTTGGAGAACAATTATGGCCGATAACGAATTAGTAACAAAAAAACAAGAAGTATTTAATTATGTTCACGCATTCCTTGGCGGCGGTATGGTAGATGTTGAATTAGATCCGATACATTACGAAACTGCATTAACCAAAGCATTAACCCGTTACCGTATGCGCAGTGATCATAGTGTTGAGGAAAGTTATGTTACTCTTCCTTTGGTAAAAGATCAAAACGATTATATAATGCCAGCAGAAATAACCGAAGTCCGTCAAATTTTTAGACGCAGTGTAGGAAGTAGAAGTGGCGGAGGCGATGGCGGAACATTGTACGAACCTTTTAACCTTGCATACACTAATACCTATTTGTTAGCCGGTAGCGGCATGGGTGGCCTGGCAACTTATGAATTGTTTGCCGGCCAACAAGAATTAGTAGGACGTATGTTTGGTAGCTTTATTGAGTTTACATGGAATAGCACTACTAAACGATTAACTATATTGCAAAGACCAAGAGGTGCCGAAGAAGTACTGTTGTTCTGTTATAATTATCGTCCTGATTCACAATTGTTATCTGACTATCAAGCCAAGCAGTGGATTAAAGATTATACTCTTGCTGCCTGCAAATATATGCTAGGCGAAGCAAGAGAAAAGTTTGCTACTATTGCAGGCCCGCAAGGCGGCACAACTCTAAATGGATCTAGTCTAAAAGCAGAAGCTCAACAGGAGATGGAAAAACTCGAAGTCGAAGTTTCGATGGCAGTAGCTGGTGGAAATGGTTACGGATTCTTAATAGGATAACAGTTGACATCAATTACTTTTTATTGTATAATAGTAAAAAGAGGTAATGATGAAGAAAAAGTTATTGATAATAGGCCACGGTAGACACGGTAAAGACACAGTAGGTGAAATGCTCAGAGACAAATACAATTATAGTTTTGAATCAAGCAGCAAGTTTTGTTCAACACTTTTTATATACGATCAATTAAAGGATCAGTACGGATACGCTGACGAAGAATCATGCTATGACGACCGTCATAATCATAGAGCAGAATGGTACGATGCTATCTGCACCTACAATGTTCCAGACCCGAGTCGCCTGGGCAGAGAGATTTTCAAAGCACACGACATCTACTGTGGATTGCGTAACAAACGTGAATTCTTTGCTATGAAGAACACAGGCGTTTTTGATTACGCAATTTGGGTAGATAGAACAGATCATTTACCAACAGAAGATCCTAGCAGTATGAGTCTTGAACAGTGGATGGCAGATTTTACCATTGACAACAACGGCACATTAGCTGATCTAGAATTCAATACTTCAGAATTATTGAATTATATACACAGTTAACCCCTTAAAACCCCCTTTTTCTCTTAGGTTGAGCTAAATACTATGAGCAACAACTTATCCACAAGGAGAAAAATAACATGGCATTAGTATCACCAGGTGTACAAGTTTCAGTAATTGATGAGAGTTTTTACACTCCAGCTGAACCAGGTACAACCCCGATTATATTTGTAGCAACAAAAGAAAATAAAACAAATCCGGGCGGAACTGGAATTGCAACCGGTACTCTAGCAGCAAACGCCGGCAAAGTGTACTTAGTTAGTTCACAGCGCGAACTTGCAGAAACGTTTGGAGATCCTGTGTTTTACACAGATGCAAACAACAACCCAATACACGGCGGCGAGCAAAACGAATATGGTTTACAAGCAGCATACAGTTTTCTGGGCGTAGCAAATAGAGCATACGTAGTACGTGCAGATGTTGATTTAGCCGCAATAACCGCAAGTGCAACCCCAACTGCTGGTTCACCTACTGATGGTGCATATTGGTTTGATACCAATGATTCTCTTTATGGCATTTTTGAATGGAATGCTGCTGCGGCAACTACTACAACAGGGCAAAGTTTTACGAATAAAGTTGCTACTGTAATCACTGACACTACTAAAGTAGTTAACTTTGCCGGAGAAGATTATACTCCAAAAGGAAGTGTGGGCTCCTTGGGAGACTATGCTATTGTTGCAGTAACAAATACAAATCGTTTATGGTATAAGTCAAGTGGGTACGGTGTTGATCACAGTGCTACCAAAGGTAACTGGGTAGAAGTGGGCAGTGCAAACTGGAAGGCAAGTCATGCAGTTGTAACCGGCACAGGTACCGGCGCAATTTCAAGCGGTTCTTCAATTGTGTTTAGCTTAACAACAGACAGCTCAGGTACACAGTATGAAGTTACTACATCGGATATTACACTTGCAAGTTTAGCAGCAGACATTAATGCAAATGTAGGACTTGTTTCTGCAGGTATTACAGCTCAGATTGTTAACAGTAGATTGGCTATCTTCTACAACGGTGCAAGCGGCGATATTGTAGAATTATACGGCGATGATACTCTATTTGCTGCGGCTGGAATTATACAGGGCGATTATTACGCTCCAAAAGTGCAAATCAGCACACATACTAATGTACCTGCTTATAAAACAACTGATACAAATTCACGCCCGACTGGTAGTATTTGGGTTAAAACAACCACTCCAAACTTAGGTGCTAATTTATCAGTTAAAGTTTATAACGCAACAACAGCAGCATGGACTACTGTAAACGCACCAATTTATGGATCGGGTCATGCAGCTATATTTGCGTTAGATAGCGCAACAGGCGGCAGTAATATCTCTGCTGGTACATTATATGTAAAGTCAAACGTAGCCGAAGATACAAATCCGTTGGCAACATTTAAAATATTCCGTAAAAATGCAAATGGTCCAGCTACTATTACTAGTACAAAAGTTATTGCAAGTACTTTCCCTGCAGGTACATATTCGTACATTGTTGAAGAATCAATATCGGGTCAAACTGCATTAGTATCTAACACAATATCTTTTACAGCAGCAGGTTCAGCAGCAGATTCGGAAGTATTTGCAAACGCAATTAATGCTTCTGGATTTACTAATGTTTCGGCAAGCGTTGACGGTCAAAATCGTGTTGTTATTTCACATGCAACTGGTGGCGAAATTATATTCAACGATAATGCTGATTTGATATTGGATAACTTATTTACAGTATACGATTCAACAGATCCGACTAGTACAACTAATTTTTATGCTGCACCGTCAGGTGATGCAAATCAGTATGTTGCAACACTTTGGAAAGTGCTTTCATACACTGCAAGCGAAAATGAGCCTACAACTACTCCAGGACAAGGCACACTTTGGTATAGTAGTGTAGTAGACGAAGCAGATATTATGTATCACAACGGTAATACATGGGTAGGATATAAAGATGCAACAGCATTTCCTCTTACTGATCCAGCAGGTCCAATTGTAGCAGCAAGTGAGCCAACTGCTAATTCGACTAATGATGCATTAGTAGACGGCGATCTTTGGATCAGTACTGCGGACATCGACAACTATCCAACGATTTATCGATATAACGGTTTAACTTCAAAGTTTGTACTGTTAGACAAAACTGATCAAACTACTGAAAATGGTGTACTATTTGCAGATGCACGTTACAACACAGCTGGCGCAAACAGCAACGAAGCAGGCGACATTGCTGACTTACTAGAAAGTAATTATCTAGATCCAGATGCGCCGGATCCAGCATTGTATCCAAAAGGCATGGTATTGTTCAACACACGTCGCAGCGGATTTAATGTTAAACGTTTCGAACGTAACTGGATTGATGTTAATGCAGAAAATAGCCGATTTGGTGACGAATCAATGGCAGGATATTATTCTAATCGTTGGGTAACTGAAAGTGCAAATAATGCAGACGGTTCTGGCTCTTTTGGCAGAATAGCCCAGCGTAAAGTTGTTGTACAATCATTACAATCAATGGTCAACAGCAATGATGATATCCGTGACGACGAAACACGTTTGTTTAACTTAATAGCTTGCCCAGGTTATCCTGAACTAATTGGCGAAATGGTTACCCTAAACAACGACAGAGGGTTAACAGCATTTGTAGTTGGCGACTCGCCGATGCGCCTCAGACCAAATACTACTGCAATCAGCGATTGGGCAACTAACGTTAATCTAGCAGTAGAAGACAACGATTTAGGACTTGTAAGCAGAGATGAATATCTTGGCATTTACTACCCAAGCGGATTCACTAGCGATAATGCCGGAAATAATATTGTTGTTCCAGCATCGCACATGGTGCTACGTACAGTTGCACTAAACGACCAAGTTGCGTATCCGTGGTTTGCACCAGCAGGCACAAGACGCGGTGGCGTAACAAATGCTACAGCAAGCGGTTATATCGATTCTGAAGGCGAATTTGTAAGTGTTGCACTCAATGAAGGTCAAAGAGATACGTTGTACCAAAACAATGTAAATCCTATTACTTTCCTAAGCGGCGCAGGACTTGTTGTATTTGGACAAAAGACTCGTGCAAGAAATGCAAGTGCTCTTGATAGAGTTAACGTAGCACGTCTTGTAATTTACTTGCGTAGTCAGCTAAAGCAACTTGCAAAACCTTATATCTTTGAACCAAATGATAAAATCACTCGTGACGAAATCAAACAACAGGTTGAAAGTTTAATGGTAGAATTAATTGGTCTAAGAGCAATTTATGACTACTTGGTTGTATGCGACGAAACAAACAACACACCTTCAAGAATAGATAGAAATGAGCTATACGTAGATATCGCAATTGAACCAGTTAAGGCAATTGAATTTATTTATATTCCACTACGCTTGAAGAATACAGGGGAAATCGCAGGTCTTTAATATTATAATATTGGGGTTGGGTAAACTCAACCCCAATATGATAAATACTTGTGCATAGGAGAAATAATTAAATGGCAATCTCATCGTTAAGTAAAATTACAGTTCCATTGGCAACCAATGATAGTGCATCAGCACAAGGTTTGTTGATGCCGAAACTTCAATATCGCTTTCGTGTAACACTCGAAGGATTTGGTGTAAGCACACCTACTACGGAATTAACAAAACAAGTTATTGATGTAACACGTCCTAATATTACATTTGAAAGCATGGAAATTCCAGTATACAACTCAAAAGTATACTTAGCTGGTAAACACACCTGGAACCCGCTTACACTCAATTTAAGAGAAGATGTTAACAACAACGTGCAAAAACTTGTTGGTGAACAACTTCAGAAACAATTTGATTTTATGGAGCAAGCAAGTGCTGCATCCGGATCAGATTATAAGTATCTAACTAGAATTGAAATTCTAGACGGCGGCAATGGTGCATTAACACCAAATGTTCTGGAAACATGGGAATGTTATGGTTGCTTTATTACAGAAGCAAACTACGGCACACTTGCATATGCAAACAACGAACCGGTTAGTGTTGCATTAACTATACAATATGACAATGCAATACAGCTTGACACTGGTGTAGGTACACCAGTTGGTCGTTCAACAGGAACCTCGGTTACTGGCGCTGGCTAATAGCTAAAGAAAGATTGCCAATATTAAGGGGAGTTTAATGCTCCCCTTTTTTATTAACTATGCACATTATGATTTAGATAAATATTATTATGAGCTACTTAACTGGATTTTATGATAACTTTAAACAATACGGAACTCTCAAAGGAGATCTTGGCGATTATCAACACGCTTCGAGATTGTACAGAGCAAATAATTTTCGTTTAGCACCTAAGTTTAAGCATCTATACCATGTGGTATTGCATATAAATCCTTTTGTTAGAGAACGTAGTCCGTTAAGAGAACAATTATACATTCCTGAAGTAAATTTATTGTGTAAACAAGTTGAGTTACCTAAGTACAATGCACAAACCGAAACTGTTAATCAATACAATAGAAAAAAGATTATTCAAACAGGAATTCAATATCAACCTATTACAATGAGATTTCATGATGATAATGCTGGATTAACTAGCTTGTTGTGGGAATCATATTTTAGATATTATTATACCGATAGTAATTATGTAGAGAAAAATCCAGACGGAACTCCTGCCATATCCGTTGATGCTTATGCTCGTGGTCCAAACGGAATTAATAATGCATTAACTTCGAGCGATTCACAGGGATATCGTTATGGCTTAGATAGACCAAATAAGCTAACAAGTTTTTTTACAAGTATTGCAGTTTACCAATTATCGCCACAAAACGGTAGAAGTACGTATACTAGTTTTACACTGATTAATCCTTATATAGATAATTTCCAACATGACTCAATGGAATCAGAAGGCAATGCATTTAGTGAAAACTCAATGACTATTTCTTACGAAAGTGTACAATATAATAGAGGATATACAAAAGTTGGTAGTGCACCTGCAAACTTTGCAGAATGGCATTATGATAATGCGCCGAGTCCGCTAGCAGCAGATCAATCTATTACAGATAATATATTGTCTACGTTGGCCGGTTCTGATAATACCATTAGAGAATTAAAATCTGGAAATTATAAACCATCATTAACACGTAGACAATTACAGATACCCAATTTAAAAGAGGTCGAATCTGGACTTTCTCAAACCGGTACAGTTGTAGAAAATTCAGTCGGAAGTACAACTTTTGTAGGATCACTTCCGAGTAGTGCAACTACCGAAGCAACACAATCAAACGTTTAAAAGGAATTCTCAATGTCTAGCGTCAACACTATACAAGAAACTACAGATAGCCAACAATTTACTAGAGATCTTTTTGATAGATTTTTTACAAAAACAATTTCGTACCCAAGTAATAGAGTTGATGCAGTTGTTGGGTTTTTTGAAAATAGAGGATTTGACAAAAATGCTGCAATTAGTGTTGCAAGTGTTTTACTTGAACAATCAAAAATTGATAATGTTAATGTGTTAGAATTACTAGATAAATTACAAAAATTTGATGGCGTAAAATTAAACAGTATTGTTACTGCAATTCTAAACAACAACAGAAGCAAAATTAGCAAATTAGGTTATAGATCAGAACAGCAACAAAACGTCATAGAGTCAAGAAACATTATATACTAATGGCAAAGTATGCACAAGGTAAATTTACTCCAAAAAACCCTGACAAATATGTAGGTGGTAGAACGCCTACATATCGGAGCAGTTGGGAATTTGCTTTTATGAAGTTTTGTGATGAACATCCTAGCGTTACAAAATGGGCCAGCGAAGCAATTAAAATACCATATAGAAATCCATTCACAGGCAAGTTTACAATATATGTTCCTGATTTTTTTATGGCATACATTGATGCAAACGGAAAAGAACACGTAGAAATAATCGAAGTTAAACCTCAAAATCAAACCAGTATGAGTGAAGCAAAACGTAATTCAAGAAACCAAGCACATTCTATATTAAATGCTGCAAAATGGGAAGCAGCAAGAACTTATTGCAAACAACAAGGTATTACTTTTAGAGTTGTTACAGAAAATGATATTTTTCATGGCAGTAAACGATAAATAATAGTAGTATATTATAGGATACTATTATGACTAAAAAGCTAGAAGATTTATTAAATTTACCAGACTCCAAAGAGTTTGTCAAAGAACAACAGAAAAAAGAAAAAACTGTTGATGAAAGTGTTGTTGCTGAACAACAGCATACCATGAGAGACATCGCAGAGTTTGATAAAATTGCCAGCGCACTTCCGCATGTTAGCGGACTAGGCGAAATGGCAGACAAAGAATTAAATGAAGTTGCAGATAAAGCAATGGCAGCATACGAAGATTTAATGGATCTTGGTATGAATGTCGAAGCACGCTATTCTGGTAGAATATTTGAAGTTGCGGGCAATATGTTGCGTACAAACCTAGATGCTAAAGTGGCAAAACTAGACAAAAAAATAAAAATGGTAGATCTTCAACTTAAAAAACAAAAACTAGACAATGATTCAATTGGAGTAGATACTGGGTTTACTGAAGGTGCAGGCTATGTGGTCACAGATAGAAATAGTCTGCTAGAAAGACTCAAAGGACTCGATAAAGATAAATAATACATAATAGGATCCAGCAATAATGAAAAGTTTAAAAGAATATCTCATAGAGTCAAAAAAAACCTATCCGTTTAAAATTGGAGTAGCTGGAGATATTCCAGATGGATTCAATGAGCGTCTACGCACTGCATTAGAAAAATACAGTGTTGCTTCATTGAGCGCAGGTAAAAAAACTCCAATACAAAAGCGTCCACATGACTTTCCTCAATTAGAAAACACAGAAGTTACATATTGGGACGTTGAAATAACATATCCAACAACAGAGGCAATACTTCGAGAGTATTTAAGTAATGTATGCACACTAGATGAAGCAAATATTATTGTTCGCAATCCAAATGCAAAAATACCCGAACACAACAACGATCCAGACGAAGGCAGTGATACTTACGAAGTTATGCTGACCAAAGAAGATATGGGCGGAGTTAGTGCGCAAGCAGATGTTGGTAATAACAGAGTCATGGAACTATTAAAAGAATTAGAATCTGCACGCAAAGAGCGTGGAGAAAACAACGACGGTTTTAAAGCAGAAGCTACAAAAGAAGAACCGCTGAACACCAGAAGTGCAATGGGGAGTTGATTATGAGCAATATGCTAAAAATATTACAAAGTTTAGACAACATTGAAAAGAAGAAACTAAACGAAAGTGCAATTGCCGAATGCGGCATGAGCGAAATGGAGCCGTCGATGTCGTCACCGGCAAAAATGCCCATGAATATAAACATTTCAGGCGATCCTAGTGATATTGCAACAATGTTAAAAACACTGAACGGCATTGAAAAAGGTGCCGATTTACTATCACCAGTAAGCAGTGCATTTCAAGACGATCCAGACATTCCAGGACGTGACGATGTAGAGGGCGACGACGACTTGAATGCAGGGTTTTTAGGTGGACTAGGCGGCGCAATTGCAGGAGGTGCAGTTGGAGGACCAGCAGGCGTCATCGGCGGCGGCATTGCAGGAAGTGCAGCACAAAATGCAGTAAACAATAAAGTAGCTGCTATTGGTAAAGAAAGTGCAGCACAGCCAGACTACGACGCAAGTACGGAGCCAGATGAAAGATATGCAGATCAGGATCAAATGTCAGACATCTCGGGCGGCATCAATGGCAAAAAGAAAATGTACAAGCCAGCAGCCAAAGGCGATAATCCGATAGCAGTAGAAATAAAAGCACGTCTTGCAGCAGCCCTTGCAGAATATCAAGCGCCAAATCACGAGATAAGCGATACTGCTAGACGAGCAACAAAAATTGCACAGATGATCAGAAAGAAAATAAATTCCGGCGATCAAATGGATGACCGCGATTACAATCAAATGGCAGAGCTTGGTACAGTTTTATCAAGACTAGGCACAAGTTTTGGTCCTAAGACCATGAAAGATGTACTAAATCATATGATTGAATACACAGAAGACAGAAATCAAGAAGGCAACAAGTATCCTGAATTCAATGTAGACAGATTCAAAGAACTGATTGCAATGGCCAAATCATCTACTGGAGAGTCATATCAACGTGAATCAGATGATGATTCGCAAGGCAAGGCTGACGCAATACGATCGAGAAGAAACATTGAAATCAAAGCTCAAAAAGAACGTCACGGTATCAACCGCAAGCCAGGTGAAAGTCTAGCAGCATTTATCAATCGTGCTCATAAGTTAAAGAAAAAGAAAAAAGAATCAGCAGTCAGTGAAATATCAAGCGATCTAGCAAAGCGTTACACCAAAAATGCTAAGATGGATCGTGACTTCAACGACGATGATATTAAGAGACAAGCAA